TTTACGCTCTCATTCGAGGCATACCAGTAGCAATGCAGCAGCCTACTATCAAACGTGCAGCAGCACCTATGGTGTATGGCAAGCCTTATGAAAAGAAAGCTAACAAACATCATCTTGATGCTTTCTTACATGGAGCGTACTATATCAAGAAGAATGGATTGGTGTATTAATGCCTACAGGAAATCCAGGTAAGCCACGTCTTAAAAAGAGGGCTTACGTTAGAAGTGGGGATGATGGTTTCGGCAGTAAAGTAGCAAGTGAAATACTAGATGTTCTTGAAAAGCACTACCCTGATTATGCATTCTATAGAGAAGGAAGTAAGTCTTATTTTACTGTAGAGGACTCTAGTGGAAATTTACGTACCTTTATTGTTGTCATATATGAGACTGGACCTGGACGCAAATAAAGCAGCCTCCCGACTCGGTAAAGGGCTAACCGAATCGAGAGACTGCTCAACGCCCTCTAAGGAAAACTATGATTATTAAACAGGTGGAGCAGTTGCAACAGCAGATGAAACAACAGGCCTCACATGATGTCGAATTACAAGGCCAGATAAAAGAGTTACAATTGTGCTTAGAGCAACTACTTGATCGGCTGATAGATGCAGACCTAAGCTCACCGCAAGGGATAGTATGGCTGAAAGCAGGGTGCCATAAATTGCTGGTTCAGGTGAATCAGTTGGGGAAGGTAAAGAATTAAGATCTGCCATTTAACACCACCAATGCTGGGGAAGTAGTTGTAGTTGTGCTACTAGAACTAGTTGAAGTAGAGCTAGTACTTGTAGAACTACTCGTTGTAGTTGCATCTTGACCGGGAGGTCCTTGTGGCCCTGTTTCTCCAGTTTCTCCTCTTGGACCCTGTATTCCCTGTGGTCCTGATTCTCCTTGTTTTCCTTGCACTCCTTGTAATCCTTGTGGACCGGGAGGCCCTATAGGACCTTGTATTCCAGGATCACCTTTGGCCCCTTGAACACCAGGTAAGCCGTTTAATCCAGGTATACCAGGAGGGCCCGATGGGCCTGTCTTACCCTCCACTGTAGTGTCAATCTTATCTGAGATAGCTGCCTTCTGAGCAGGGTCATTGGTAGATGCAAGCTGATCATTCAGTTGCTTAACTTGAGTAAGTGCGTTCCTGGCTCTGTTGCGTTCGGTCTTGAGTGCGTTATTGGTAGAAGCTAGAGAGTATAAAAGGATGACCGTCAGTCCCATGAAGATGAGTAGCAGAACAAGCAGAAGATAGTACCACTTCTTCTCTGAATGTCCGCTGCTTCTCCGAATCTTCTCGTCGAAGTCTAATGACCGCTCTACAACGTCACTCATTTTTTATCATCTTCTTCGTACCATTCACGTCTCGTTGCCTTCAGCATAGCAATCTCGGACCTGAGTGACACGATCTCCAAATCTTGCTTTGCAATAACCTTCTCGCTTGTATCAAGCCGTAATCTCACGGCTTCAAGTTCTGCCTTCACGTCCTTATAAGCCTCTCGCAATTCATCCCGCATAGCCCGCCCCTCTTCTCGAAGGGCAATTTCATCTGTTGTTTCTGTTTGTTTTCTGGTAGCAAGATAAGTCATGAGTCCAACAATAACAAGGCCGCACGCCCCTAATAATGCAGGCCATACAGCATCCACATTAGTACGTCCAGCGAGCAGGATTTAATGGAGTAGCTTGCGGAGTGTGGTTATTAGCACCAGCTAGATGGCGCATATCAATGTGACTGATTGCACCATTGCGATCCCCAATACCAGAGAAAATTTGTAGACTAGCTACTTTACGCCACCCACAAATTTGAGGAATATCAGCAGCATACCCCAGCACATGCATGCTGTCTTGCTCTCCTCCTACAGCTGCGTTGTGGGCAGGATCACGGTAAGCATCAATAACATGAATTGGCATATTAAGTAAATCTCTAAGCTTTTCAAGTGCTGCAAGTAACTCACGCTTCACATAGCAATCCCCATTACCATGAGAACGCAATTCATCCACTACAAAATTCTGGCTCAAATGTGGGAGATTAGCTAACGCTGCTTGTGTATTAGCACCTGGAATAGAGTCAACTGTCAACCAAGGACCGATATTAAAAGCCATCTGAAATCTAGCAACAGCAGCCTTTGTATTAGGTCCAAGCTCCCCATCAATTTTACCACAGGGAAAACCGTGAGTTGCAAGAAGTGATTGAATTTGTTTTGTGTCCATTATCCGCCAGCAGCCTTTTTCTTAGCGTTACGAATAGAAGCTTTCAATGGTACTTGTTGCCTTCTCAGTTCAGCCGCCTGTTGACCAGGTGTTACCTTATAAACTCCAGCACCAGTTAAGTAGTTAAGAGTTTGAGGAGACATCACCTTTTGCTTGCCAGTTAGCAGCTTATAGATCTGATTCACTGGGGAGAGTTGACTAGCAAGGTAACTTGTATTACTCCCTACAGGGGCTCCGCTGAAGGCAGCTTGCCCCATAGCCTGTTCAACTGGAATACGAATAGCTGGGTTAGTTTGAGAAAGCAAATTCCTTAGAACGCCAGACTTGCCACCCTCAGCAAACTTACCAATATCATTAAAGGGCAAAGCAGGAACACCAAACTTAGAACCACCAAGATCAATTGGAGACATCTCTTTCAGCCATTTAGGAATAGAATCTAGTGGCCCTGCATTATATCCTTTATCAGTTCCAAGAAGACGCTGAATTGCAGCCTGTCCCTTAGGGATAGTGGCTACTCTACCTGGATGAAGTGCAAGAGCCTCCAGCTGTAGAGGAAGGTTCTTACGAGTCCAAGTATAGAATGGCATGATTCTTTTAAGCTTAGTCTTTTCAAAATCCGTCATGTCGCCGTAGTCAATGTTAATCTTACGGACTTTAGCGCCAGCCCTACTGGCAGCTTCTCTGATATCTTTTTCTGTAGAGTCCTTTGTAAGATTAGCACCTTCCTTCTTGAACTGTTCAATGAAATTAGCCATACGTGTAAAGTCTTCACGCTTCTCAGCTATGTTTCCTACAGTCCCTTTGAAGCCATGATAGGCTTTACCCAGTCCACCAGAAGGGTCGGCTTGCAGTTCCCCCAAGGTGAAACCTGGCTTAGCACCTGCTTCAACGTTATGACGAAGAATATCAGTACCAGAGAAAGTTCTTTCTCCCACCTTAACAGCTACTTTCTCAGGATCACCATAGACTATCTTACCTGCCGTAGCGTATCTTTCAGGGTTGGTCACTCCACCGAGTACAAAGTTATTCCAAGCGTCCCCAACTAAGTTACGTACGTGATGTCCTGGGTTAGCAGCAGTATTCCAGAACTTCCATTGATTCTGAACCTTGTCAAAATGCTTGAGAAATTCTCCAACTAGCTTATCACTACCGTGCATTGCTTCCATAGCTTTGTATGAATCAGCAATGTGTGCAGGAAATAAAGTAGTTTTGGGAACATATGGAGAATCAACTGACTTGTATCCTAGTTCCTTAAGATTAGCTCTACCTTCCTTAGTAGCGAACAACTTCTTTACTTCATTATTATTTGTATCAACACCAAAGTGTTCCGCTACTTGCTTAGACCACTCAGCCCTAGCAATACCCCCATGAGAAGCACCAATACGCTTCATAAGGATATCATCAATAGGCAGAACTGGATCAAGTCCTAATGACTTAGCATGAGCAAGAGATTCAATACTTCTAGGCATAGTGAAGCCAGGCCTATCAGCCCCGATAGCCTTTAGCTTCTTAAGAGCCTGGGCGTCATTCTCAGCAGTCTTGTAGTAGTGTGGTACGTAGTTTTCCCGTCTAGTTTCACTGAAAGTAAGAGGCCTACCTGTTTTCTTATCCAAGTGAACGCCTGTATCTACTTCATGCTGTAGACGCTCATCTAAAATCTTACGTGCTTCATCTACGTATGTACCAAGATCCTTACCATTCTCTGCCTTAACTCCGTGAAGAGAACTAGTTGCCACTTCTCTAGTAATAGGATTTGTTACAGGACCTTTTTCAGCAGCATGAGTGACTAGCTCAAGTTCATGTGGCTTCAAATCTTTGAATATAGCTTTGACTCCTCGCATATCTTGCTCTGCTTTAGCAATCCCCCTAAGCTGAGATTCACGCTTAATTACGTTAGTCATTTCAGGGAATTTGAAAGAAGTACGAAAAGCCTCGTTAGCTAATGCCCCAGCCTTAGTACCAGCAACAGCTTTCCCCGCCTTAGCTACAGCTGAGTAGGCCTTTTCAGATTCGGCTACGGGCTTACCAAACATCTTGAGAACTACCTTACCGGGGGCATCAGTCTTAGCTCCAGCATAGGCTGCTTCTCCAGCTTTGAGAGCCTCAGGATAAGCTGCTCGTCTTGCAGCGCTCTCACCTTTACCTACAGCCTTAGCAATAGTCTTTTCTTTCTCAGCTACATCTACACCTTTAGCTGCGTATCCAGCTTCCTTAGTTCCCTTCGCTACTTGACCTGCTTCTTCAATAGCTCTAATAGTTTCAGGCTTAGCGAAGTGTTCAGCAATTGCTCCCAGTTTAGCAGTTTTAGCTAGGCCCTCTCCACCAGCTTTAACAACCCCACCACCTACATAAGTGAGGGGATCAGTTAAAACATCACCGACTAAACTAAGACCAGCTTTAAGAGGTTTATTCCTATTAATACTTTGAAAAGCTCCACCATGCCCACGTTCAATAATGGAACCTACGTCAGTCTTAGACTTACCAGCAAGTCCAGAAACTACACCTCTAGCTACATCTCCTACACCCTTACCCTCTGCTAGTCTAGCAATAGGCTCGTCTACTGCATACATAGGTCTACTAATAACGTCAAAGATACGTGACAAAATAGAGGGCCCGCCCTTCTTAACGGACCCTCCTTGAGCTTGTACCTTAGCTGCCATTGCACCAGTCTGTGCCTTAGTCTTAGCAACAGACATTCTAGCAATAGCATCTTGCACAGCTTGACTAGGCATCTACTTGACCTTCGCGCCAATTTGCTTAGCTGTACCCACGTTTTGATACCTGAGCTTGAGTGCTTCCAGCAGAGTGTTAAGGGGGACCTGGTATCCAGCATCCCCGTACGTACTACCAGAAGACTTGTACCCACTAAGATCTACAGTATTGCCTTTAGTAAGGCCCTGAGCCTGCTGAACCAAATACGTGTATGGACTCACATTCAGTGACCCAGCTATAGGAGCGCCTTGATTAATGAAGTTTAGAATACCAGCATACTGAGTGCCATTGATGTTCTTAGCATTTACTCTCTGATCATTAACAAAGTCCATCAAATCCTGCGTACCTGAAGCATCGTCCTTGTACGTTAGAGTAGAATCCAAACCAGCTTGATTTTTCTGAATGGTTTGACCCTTAATGATATTATCAAGAGAAGTAGGGTCATTCTTAGCATCAGCATTTTGCTGTGCAATACCCAGGTTTGCAGCTTGAATGTAATGAGAGAAAGCATCATTAGCTGCTTGCCTATCAGCAGCGTTTCTTGAGGTAGTAGCTTGACTAAGGAGGGTTCTGAATGCAGGACCCTCAGTCTGAGCCAAATCAGAAAATTTTTGAAGCTGAGTTGCAATTGACTGGTTAGTAGTCGTCTGCAATTGACCAATTACCTTCAACACCTGAGTAGCTACATCAGCCCTTTTCTGAGCGTAATTCTGTACGGAATCTCCTACAGCTTTCTGAGCTATACCCTGTAGAGCAGTTCCTAGACCGCCAATATTAGCTAGTGATCCAGCCTTACCCGTAGCTATTCTACTCTGCTGAGTCGCTTGATTAGCCATTAATCTGGAAATAGGATCGTTACCATAGGCGTCAGCTTTAAGAGCTTGAGTTTGCCCTAACTGACCTGCACTACTTTTAATACGATCCATAATGCTTTGACTAGATTGATTTACGGTATTGGCTGCTTCATCATAAGCAGAGCCAATTTTTTGAGTACCTTGAGAAAAGATATCTCCAATAGCACCAACACCACTTTGAAGTTTCTGAGCTACTTGATTTCCAATATCAGAGATCTTCTGGTCGGCTACTTGACCATACTGCTGCTGAGTTTGAATATCAGTACCAAGAACTTGATTCAACTGATTAATGGTGTTAGTAATACTACTCTCTTGTGGCGCATACGTCATCGCCATTTGATCTCTAGTAGACTGCACGTCCACAGGATTAGCTCCAGCAGGTGCAGCAATACTCTGATAAATTGATGGAAGTGTAACAGGAGCAGCCATCAGAATAGCCTCGGAATATAGCCAGTGGGGTTAGCTGCCACTCTATTATTGATATTAGTAGCTACTTGAGAAATAGGGGTAGGGGGTAATCCAGCTAGTGGAGCAGGAGTATTAGTAGGGCCAACTGCATAGGCTTGAATCTTAGCCCAAATGTCTGGAGTTATATCAGCAGTTGCAGGAAGCCCGAGCTTTTGCTTCAATTGTGCTAAAGCTTGCTGAGTCTTGATTCCAATAATTCCATCAATGGGGCCAGGATTAAAACCTACGGCTGAAAGAGTAGACTGCAATAGCTTAGGATCAATTCCACTATCTGCTGCTTGCTGTTGTGGGGTCTTTGCAGCAGGGGGTGGAGCAGCCTGCAAAGCCTTTTGAATCACTGTAGCTGGATTTGTAGGCGGTAACGACATTTGCCCTGTAGGAGTAGCTTGAGGCTGAACCAATGAGGTAATAGTGGTAGTGAGGTTATTCAACCATTGACGATTAGCATCTGCTGTAGTTTTAGCAGAGTTAGCTGCTGCCTCATCTGCTGCTACCTGAGTCTGTCTTGCAGTCTCTCTAGTACCCCTATCAATTTCAGCCTGTGTGAGTTGATTTTGAAAACCAGTCTGCTTATCAGTAAAGTCTCTTTGAATATCCTCAAGAGTACGTTGCTTACCCTGAGCAAGTTGACCTAACTGCGTTTGATACCCCTCTCCAATTCTACCCTGCTCAGACACGTTAATGCCAGAATAACCAATACCCTGATTAGCCAGTCTGTTCTGAAGTGAAGATAGATTTTGAGTATTAGTTTTTCCAGCAGTATCTACAGCTGTATTGTAATCCTCGCCTGCCCGCTGAGTTTGTAGATCTTTACTTGAAGATAATCCAGCCAATCCAGCATTGATTTGATTCTTAGTAGCTTCGTACTGAGGATCAAATGCCATTGGAGCAGGTGCAGCCGGTGTAGCAGGAGCTGCCGGTAAACTAGCAGCAATACCTGCATTAATTTGCTCTAACGTACTAGCACCAGGAGCATTAGGGCCAAGCGTAGGCAAGCCGGTAATAGCAGCAGGAGCTTGTGCAGCTACAGTACTAGCTCCCGTCTTAGCTGCTGGCAATAGTGCAGTCAGATTCATTATCTACCTCTTTGAAGTTTCCTCTGTGCTGCTGCCTGAAAAGCCATCTGTGCTGACTTATTTTGCATTGCTGCTGATGCCTGCTGTAAACCAGGACTAGGTGCTTGTGGTGTAATAGACTGTTGCAATCCCTGTAGAGCTTGTGGCATGGATGGAGTAGCTTGAGGAGGTGGTGCGCCACCTGTTTGAGCCATAACAGCTTGTACAGCTTGTGGACTTACAGCAGTAGGGGGACGCCCCATATCAGGACCTCCAGGACCAGACTGCGCGTTATTACCAGCTGGGTACATATTTTTTCCCCGAGCTAATTCTCCTACAGGGCCTCTTGAATCTTTAAGGCCCTGCATTCTTTTAGCTACCTCTTCCATAGGATCTACTGCCATTAGACTCCTTAAGAAGCTGCTTCGTATACGAAATTTAAACGAATCTGGTTGTTAACACCCCAAGCAAAAGGAGTAGTATTGCCTGCTATAATACCCGATGCTACACCCATCCTAAATGACTGTACGCCATTATCTTGAAAGACCGTGATATGAAACAGGGCCCCGTTATAGGCATATCCACTACCTACTACCGCTGTGAATCCATCAGAGTTAGCCGCCGGAGCAACAGGAGCGCTAAGTGAATAAAATCCTGAACCGGCGTTAGTACCTGACGAACCAAATGTTACGTTAGCCTTGCCAATAATAGTGCGACCAATCCGCACATAGCGCCCCATAACCGAACTACCAGCGCCTAGCGTGGGGTTCGTAGTGTCTGCCGTCAAGGAAGGCGTATACGACGTCCACGCTTCAGAAGATATTTTTACTAAAGTAATAGAACTATCTTGTATATCTACTGTTGAAATGCTACCATCTTTAATATTAATACTATCTAGTTTATTTACAATATCTTGAATCTTATTGTAGTTAAGCTGTACGTTATCTCGAAACAACAATAAACCACTATCTGTTGTTTCAAGAATAGGTACAGGATCAAGACTAAGTAAAGGCATTACGGAGCCCCAGAAGCAGAGATATGAGTCTTAACAGTGAAGTGCATTTCACCACGATAGAATGAAAATGGACTAGTTAGAGAATGTACACAGTTCAGTTGAAAGACTCTACATCTCCCAGCTCCTGGAATCTTATACGCTTTGCGAAGTGTAGCATGGAATCCAGGAGATGTTGAAGCTCTGGAAGAACCATCTCCAATCATGTTGAATAGAGGACTTCCTCTTGCAGTATACTCTAAACTATTCCATTTATTGCGCCAATACCAATCTATAAAGCTTGAATACTCTTTAGAAGTAAACTGAGATGGATAAGCAGTACCTGTACCTACAGTACCGTACTGAAAACCATCAGCAAATGAATTATACCCTGACGCCAAAAATGTGTCATAACCTGCCGAACTAACAGCATCTTCTAGCATTTCATAAATATTAGTGCCATCTATTAAAACAAATGCAGTCTCAGAAGAACCACCCTCATTAGGAGGTAATACATAAAAATCAGTAGGTGTGCCAATTCCACCAACACCAAAAACCCAATTAGACCAAGCTTTAGTTAATAAATTATAAACATAAAAATAAGACCCATAAGCAGTACTAGCCATCATTATAAGATTAAAACCCCAAAGAGCTAATCTCCAAGTAGAAGATCCAATGATGACATTACTATATAGTAATTGAGTACGATCCCAAATATTTTGACTTAAGTTAACAAAGCTTGTTCCATTAGTCTTCACTAAACCTTGAGAAGAAATGAAATAAACTTCATTATCATAAGACAAAACAGCGCTACCGGAGTTAGCAGAAGAACGGGCGCACCCAAGTGTATTATTTATTTTACGAAGAACCCAATCAGCAGGACTAGTACCTTGAACATAAAGAGTCCAAACTGAATAGTTCTTAAAAATAAACAGCAAGTCCCCAACAGAAATAATAGCTGAAATTCTATCATAATAATCTACACCAACATCAAGGGAACTAGCAACCTGCCAAGTATCTGGTGCGTTAGGATCAGAAAAATATATACGACTTGGGTTAAGTGTAAGTCCAGCTGCAAACAAACGCCCTTTATGATAATCAGCTGCTATAGAAACAGGTGAGTTTGTAAGTACAGCACCTACTGTATTAAAGGCAGTAAACTTATGAATACCATCAGAAAACCCACCATATAGTGTACCATTAACGTACTTAACCCAACTAAGACCTGAAGCTCCTGTAATGTTATTGGTACCTGGAGACCCTAAACTCCAAGTAAAGGCTGAAGGGGAGCCATTAAAAATAAGCCTTCCATTAAGATTATCCGGTCCAATAATATTGTAAGGGGAGTTAGGAAGTGCAGGGGAATTAGTCTTCCAAAAACCAGGCCTCTTTACAATATTACCATCTTGATCAAAATATATATTCTTGGCAACAACTAACTCATTATCTGCAATCTCAGTTGGTGGTGTTTGAGTATTCAACCCACCGCCAAAAAGCATCTCACGCTGTGTATACCGTAAAGTTCTTACATTGGGCGGCATCAGCCATCACCAGCACAAAGCTGAACACTAGGATAACTATCGGACTGTTCTATCTGAGAATCATAGATAGTCTTAAGCAATCTCATATCATAATCCTGTTTCGCCTGCTGTGCAGCAGCCCACTCCTGGTCCTGCTCCCAAGCATGCCACAGACAGAAACGTACAAGATCCTCATGAAACATTGTAGGAATTTCAGGAGTTTGACCAGAGGTAGTTAGTGAAGTTGCGTATCTAATATACCACACAGTAAGCCCATTAGTAATGTTGGCAGGTGGTATGGGATAGAGATTAAATTTACGCTGCCAGTGAAAATAGTACAGTGTGCTGCTCTGCATAGGCGATGAGAGACGATCAGGAAACAGCATATCAATACTCTGTAGAGTCAGTCTAACCATCTTGATACCATTGACCATCAACCGCTGCTCTTTAATGAAGTCAGCAGGATATGCGTATTGATCTGTTCCTGCAACAATATTAGCAGTATAAGGGGCCTCAAGACACTCAGACTTACGACAAATATCCATCTGCCCGTCATTGATCCAATCAAGGATCATAGTATCATTAATCTGAGCCTGAGCAGTATCCCCAAAGATATTCTTTACCCTAGTCTGGATCTCACTAACTAACATCCTCCACCTTCCAGCTAGGCTTGGGGTCATCGTCCACAGTTACTAATTTATCGCCATCTTTGAAAGTATACCGCCCTTTGGGTGACTTAAGAATGTGGGTGGTGAGATCATTTGCCTCTCCCATTCTCTCTTGGAAGCGTCTCCCTTCCCTTTGACGCAAACTAGCATTATGCTTATCCACAGAAGACAGAACGTCAACCATATGACAATCTGCCATCCTAATGCGTTCCAAAACCCTTTCATCGAGTTGCCAGGCATAGAAGATCACCCTCCACTCGCCATCATTACAGCGTTCAATAATTCTATACGGAGCATCTCCCATTGCAGCAGCACGTTCTAAGTATTGTACTTTAAGATTGGGGTCATACTCATAGATCTTCTGTACAACGTTTAGAACGTCCTGCTCAACAAAAGTACTGTCATCCAACTTAACCATTCCAGTTGGGTTATGGAGTTCATCCCACGACATGCTATCTCTCCTTGAAAAAGCCCTACAGGGCAGTAGGGGAAGGCCCAAAAACTACTGCCCTGTAGGGATTTAATTAGCTCTCAGCCCTCAATGATGTCGTTAAGAGAACCATGAGCATTACGCTGGTTGGTTCCAACTTCGTAGTAGGACTTAATCAGACCCTCCCAAGCATCAAAGTCATGGACCCACTTAAGAACAGTTCCATCCTTATCAGCCCAATGCCACGGCTTGCTACGGAAAATCTTGATCTTAGGCTCAGTGACAAAACGAGCCTTGTTCGGAGGAGCATCCACATCCTCAACCAGCGGAATTTCCTTAGCACCGTAGTTAAACGGAAGCCCCTGGAAACCACCAGCGTATTCCTTAGTGTCAGTGTAACGCCGCTGCTGAGTAAGCAGGTTGAAATAAGCACGACGAACACCAAGACTAGTGAAGATAGCAGTAGGACGCTGACCAGACTTAACTCTAATGCCGTCACAAAGCTCAATCATAATGCCTTCAGAGAGAGCCCGAAGAGTACCAGCGCCAGCAGGGTTATTACGGATAACTGCCTTCCACTTGGGTTGGGCAGCAACAGTAACACCATGAAGAGTAACAGTGTCAGAAATAATGTTGCCGAAACCGGAAGGTTCACGAAGAGTACCACCAACGTAGTTACCCTCACGATAAATTCCATCCGTTGACGAAGCTGTAGCATCAGCACCGTCATAGGTAACAACAAGAGTAGTTTCGTTGATAGCAGTAATGTTACGTGCTAGTGCAATAGTTGCACCGTTAGAACGTGTAAGAATGTCAATACGCATGTTAATTTCAAGGTATTGAATGTTGTCTACAGTAACAGTGTTAGCACCATCAGCTGTAACAGAAGCCAACAGTCCAGTCTGGTCACCATAGGTAATACGGTTTTCGTCCTTCGCAATGTCATCCTTGATGCGGTTCATTTCCTCGTCAAGACCTGAAGCAAACGACTGCGGATTCGTGTCCGCAAGCTCCATGACTTGACCAGTAATACGAGCCCTAGCGTAACCATACTGAAGAGGAACATGAACAGCAGCATAGCCCTGGTTACCGGCAGCAGGGAGAGTTTCAAGCTCTCGTCTCCAACCTACACCAGTGTTACGAGTAACATGGATAGGAAAGTCAACGTACTTACCACCAACAGTTTCAACCACTCCATCAGAAGTACGCTCAATGCGGGAACGAGCAACGTTCTCCTGGTTAATTTGGTCCTCAATACGACCCTCATAAACTTCCTTGAGAATCGCGTCAAGGGTGGTCATTGTTGCTTGAGCCATTATAACTCCCTTATTGCCCGGCTTGATTAGCCTGGGTAATTACATTAGCAATTAAGTTTTTAATGTCGCGGGAGTCATACGAACCAAGTCTCTGTGGTTCTGCCTGAGCAACAGCACCACCACCAGCAGATGAGAGCATTGCAGGAGGAAGGTTCGCAGTTGCTTGCGAAGCCTTATTAATGATCTCCTGTGCCATTGATTGCCATTGCTTAACGGCAGCTTCCCCATCAATACCGTTAGCAATAGCCATCGTAACATACTGCTCATCAAAGTCACCTAGTTCTGTTTTTAACAGACCCATGTAACTTTCAAACTCTGAGTCCTGCTGCGTCTCTGTTCTTTGAGTTTGTTCTCCAAGAACATACTGAGCGAGCGCCTCTAGAACTTGCTGCTGTTGTGTAAGCTGTTCAGTAATCTCAGGAGGAAGCCCCTGGATAACTTGGTCCGTCTGACTTCCCGCTTCACTAGGAGGAGTCTGTTCCTTTCCATCTTCAATAGCAAGTGCTTCTCTAAGAGCCTGATACATCTTTTCAGGTTCTTCGTTAAGTACACGGTAAACTTCAGCCATTTGCTGAGTGGTTTCCGAGTCCCAACCAAGATCGGCATAAGGCTTGTATTGATTATGGAGGTCCTGGAATCTCCTAGTGGTTCCAGCATCCCACTTAGTTAGGTAGGGCTGAAGAATTTCACGGTGTTCCTCAGGAACATCTTTAAGAATGCCCTGTGCAAAATCGCTGTACTCGTGAGACGAGCCCTGGCCTTCGCTTCCACCTTCTGTACTCGTCCCACCAGAACCCCCACCTAATTCAGAGGGGTTTGCTTCAAACGCCATAAGCGAGTGGAAGCTCAGGAAGGACGAGCCCTGGAAGAATTTACGTACCCACATTTCCTACCCCTTGTTTATTGTAATATCCACACTCATTTGAGGCTGTTCTGTACCTTCCGAAATTCTAGCTACCCATAGATCACAAGTATCTTCCGCATTGACTACACCAGCAACTCTTCTACAGGCGGAATTCTGTTCTCCTGTATTAAGGTAGTGATCACATTCAAAGCAAGTATCTTTAGTATTGGCGTTATCGTGTGGCCTATAATTAGCCTCTTCCTTAGTTATTTTACCACCTAGTCTATCTACTACATAAGCCTTCCTTTGTTTATCCGGTGCATACTGATCTCGCATATCTTAACCGTTCTTGGGCTTAGCGCCTTTTTGAGTATTAGTTTGACTGCGGTATAGAGACTTGATTCCGCCAAAGAGACTCTTAACCGCATTAGCTGTTTCAGTTCCAGCATTCCTACCACCAATACTAGCAGTAGGTCCACCGCCAATTTTGTTTAGTACCTTATCTGCACCAGATCTAGCACCTGATGTAGCAGTTCCCAGCGTGGATGGCTTTCCTACAGTGGGGGATACACGTCTAACAGCAGCGGCAGGTGCAGAGGCAGGCATAGGAACTGAACTAGGCTTAGCTGTAGTTGCAGTAATGTTTCCGGAATCACCCTTCGCACTACTTGCAGCAGCAGTATTAATGGCCTGACTAGAGGAAGCCTTCAAACGCTGAGGTGAGTAGTACCGCTCCATTGCAGTTTTAAACTCTGGGGAATTATTACCAGAGTTATACTGCTTCAATGCAGCAGACATCCCCATCTTTTTAATTGAATCAATAGTTGATTGACTTACTTTTTGATTAGTGGGGGGTGCTTGGGGATCAGGCATAATTACCCCTTAATTGAACCCAACTGGTCATTAACTCTAATAGCATAGATCATATCGTTCATAGTCATTTTATCAAGTTCAGTCGCTGAATAGGTAGTTGCAGAAATAGCAGTAAGTCTAGCTCTCATCGCATCAATGCTACCAAAGTTAAAGTTATCAAAACCGCTACCTACGCCCAACCCACCATTGAGGTTAGCGTAGTCCTCCCTACCACCACCAGCAGGTACAGCAGGGGGCTGTGCCAGCTCCCACTGACCCGTAAGATAAATACCAAACAGAGTAGTTAGTGTAGCATCTGCTCCAGTGTATACAACAGTATTAGTTACATTATCCACTGACTGTACCACACGACCGACAAATCCAGCGCCAACAGCACCTGTAGTTTTAGTTAAAGCATCAATAACCAAACCTACCCTAAAATTACGAATATCAGCTGCTGACACAGTAAAACCATTAGCCGTATCCGTAACCACTGTTCCAAGAAGTGTCTCATCAACTTTGTCTACAGCACAAACACCTACCTCATTGCCAATCATAGCGCGTGCGCACATTATTTCTTACCCTTCTGTAGCTTACGCTTTGCTGCTGCCGTATGGCCTTTCTCTTCAGCAGTCCAGCGCTTTGCTATATCTGGATGCTGACTATACATGAACTTACGTTGCTGCTGGCTGCGAAACGGCACCCCCACCTCCTTGAGGAGCGCCCCCATTGAGTTGAGGCTGGCTACCATTTGGCGGCATTCCTCCTACAGGCTGCGGAGGAGGTACTTGTTGACCTCTACCAATAGCAATCAACTTAGGATCATCTGGAGCTAGCTGCATCCCTAGCATAAGTGCCATCTTCTGACGATGTCCACTTATGTGCTGTTGGAATGCAGTCTTCTGCTCGTCCTTGAGATTCTCATATTCCTCAGTCTTGCAATAACCCTCATGCTCTTGAACATGAACAATATCAATGTCGTAAGTGTTAGATCCAAATGCAGGCTCTCCGCTCGATAGCCTGTCATTTTCTCTCTGAGCCTGTCGGGCATCACGTTGCAGTTCTTCATACATACGTCCAGTCTCGGACATATTAAGGTACTTAAGCCCCTGCTCAGGAGGAACATACCCATCCTTCATTAACTCCAGAATGAATGCTTGCTTCGCTGCTCTAGATACAGGTGTTGCAGAACCAGACTCAATCTTGAAGTTAGTATTACCACGAATACTTTCAGCCGAAAACTTATGTGCTTCCCACTTACCATTGACACCTGTAACTTGTACCATCCTCTCAGCCTGCCAGAACTGAGCAACATGAGAGAGGAAGTGTCTTCCGAGTCTTTCTACTCCCTCCTCTAAGCTAGCTACAGTCAAGAGGAGCTTAGAGTCATCCTGCTCCTGTAGGAAAGAAATAGCAGTAGCAGCACTTACTCCCGGAGGAGCATTGCCACGAGAGATGTCATGCTGTGAAGCACTGTCATCCATGTCAAGCTTAATACGCTCCACTTCATCAATAACATAAGATGGTAGGTTTTGAAGTGGAAGAGGCTGGGGAGGAGCGAAACCAGGAGTGTAAAAAATGATAAGCCCAGGCTCACTAGTGATACGGTTAGGGTCCACCGAACCACGAACAGCCACCAATTGTGGCTTTGACATTCTGTTCTTTGCTTCAACAATCTGACTCCTAGTGCGGTTGTATTCTTTTTGCAAAGGAATCAAGTCTGCAATAGAAGATTCACCATAAAAACGACCTGTAGGGATGTGGTCAAGCTTCGTGTATGGGTATTCCTTATGTTCATAAGGCCAACCTTCCTTAGAATACAGAAGCTTGTCCTTAGTAGCCATAATGAATAGCCCATCGGGAAACTTGCTATTAGGCTGAAACCATCCTTCTCTAACTGAAACGTAACGCTTCTGATTAGAAGAACCACCAACCCCTAGCGCTGAAAGGAATCTCTGCTCAAAAATACCACCCCCAGAAGCACTTGAATCTGGCTGAACATCTACATCAAAATTCTTCTTAATCCAACCAGGATCTTTAGCCATCTCTTGAATAAGAAATGGCTGATTTTCCAATTCCTGCTCCTGAAGATCAGGAACAATCATATGGAACGGAGTTACAGGTTCAGCACAAATCTTACCCTTCACCTTATCCGAATCCATTGCATTCTTATCGTACCAGTCTTTCACAAAACTGGTACCACAAATAAGCTCCCAGAACACGGCTTGGCGAATAACACGGTTCATGTGGTTTTCACGCCACAGATATTCGTGAATATTCTCACCAGCCCTAGCTCCAGCTAAATCAGCTTCGTCTGTAGTAGATGGAATTACAAAGCCCCTCGGCTTCTCTTTGGTGATTTTAGCAAGCTCCCCACGAACAACAGTCCTAATGCGATTACATACAAACCTAACTCGCCAAGAGGGAGCTGCCGGTTCGTACAGTTTTGAGTAGCTAACATCAGAAGAGTATCCAGTTGCATCCAAAGCTCCAGACGTAGCCCATTGCACATAATGCTTTCCAAAGTAAAAAGCCATGTGCATGTACCACAAACGCTCAAAGTTGAAGCGACCCTGTCTAGCAAGATTATATGACTTATTAAAGTAGTCTACCAGTTCCTTTTCAGGATTGCCAGTCGACAACTTGTTTGCAATCAAATCTCGGATTGCAGTAGCCATATGCTAGACTCTCTCTTGCTTGATTCCCAGTTCTTCTAACTCAGGACCAAGATCCACAATCACTTCACCAAGACCTACAGTTTCATTATATGACTGAGCAAAACGTCTTAACTCCTCTTCATCACTCATACCCTTACCTTCAATAGGATCAGAGGTCAAGGCTGAAGTCTGAAGCTGACTGTTCATTTGAGTGTAGCTCGTCCATTCCTTCGTCATGCAGCGATTCAGCAGTCTCTCCCTCTCCAATTCCCACTGAATCCTCTGCTGAGAAGAACTCCGCTGCTCCGCTTTCAGCAATCTTAGTAGCATACCCACCACGAACAACGACATTACCATCGTCGGTAAGACGATAGCCAGCACTTGCCAAGGCGTCATGAATCTTCTCCAAATCACCTAATCTCTTAATTAGCTCATAGTTCTGAGCCTGTAGCTCCTCATTAGAAATACGGAGTTCTTTATACTCATCAAAACTAAGATAAGCATACAGCTTAGCCATTTCACCCAGACACATATTACAAATGTAAAATGCACCATCGTAATCTAAAGAAATTCCGGTATCAACATAGGAATCTCTAATAGACGCTCTACAAATGAAACAGCATCCAGGTGGTAGTGTTGGCGCATAGACTAACTGCATTAGAACTCCGGAGCAGGTACAATACCCTCTTCAGCAGCCATTGCAGCAGGAGCAGGAGAAGGTTCTGTATCAGAAGTAGGTGCAGTAGTAGGAGTTTCGTTCTCAGGAACAGAAGTAGTTTCATTCTTCATAGGAACCCTAGTGTCCTCAACAGGCTCCCCTGTTTCAGGATCAGCTTCGACATAACCCTCTCTAGTCTTGTCAGGCTCCGGCTCAAACTTTGAACGACGCTCCTGCATCTTCTCATCCTCAATCATATCAAGATAAGTAGCAGGCTGGTCAAAAGACCGCTCACTCACAGTAATATCAAGGTACTTGTCTTGATTTGAAGAACCAATAACAGTAACCTCACCACGAGCATTGTTGATCTTCACTGAATCAACAAGCATTGCTCTGCCGTTAGACCGCCAAACTTCCCTACCATTAACTCTAATAACATACTCTTCTACAGAAGCAAGCTCTTGGTTGGGGGAAGTATCTGCAACAGCGTTACTAGTATCAGTCATTACCAGTCGTCTCCTAGATTAGGATCGTACACCTTCTGAGTACTTACTGATGTAAGCTCGTCGTCATATCTGTCATCAGCCGATACCGCAGTTGTAGCTCCGTGCTTATCCATTGGAGCAGATTTAGGAGCGTGTGTACCTGAATCAAGTTCAGGTCTGCTTGCGATAAGGTACCTGAGTGCATCTGCTGCGTGATCATCCTTTTTATGCTGTTCTTCTTTTTTATTTTTGTCATCTCGTGACTTCTTATTAGCCCAATGAGCCCACCTTAATCTTGCAATCTCTCGGATGAGGTTCGTACAATTCCTGGTGATAATGAGTTGAGGTACTCCGTTAACCCCTGTAAGATAACGAGCAACTCTGTTAATTCCTGCTTTTTGATCGTTGTTACCAAGGACGATGGGTATGCCATAATCCGTGTATTCAATAAGGACCGAAGTTCCTGTAATTGGATCAATATTCCTAATAGATGGATCTCCGACATAATAATCGGGATATCTTCCATGCTCCTGGTTAATACGATGCACTTCTTCCGCGTGAGTCCGAATAATCTCCCCGGACTTATAATATTCATCGAAGACAACAACTCGTCCGTCTTTGTTAACGCCCGCCCAAAGCCACGCTGTAGCGTTTGAAAATCCATGATCCATCCCCGCTACTAGAAGCCAATCATCAGGTATTGTGACTTCATCTCTAACATGCTTAGACGGATCAAACATTTTATAGATGAGTCCACCAATCTGAATGAACTTACCCTTACGTCTTGCTTCTAGTTCCTCATCCGTAAGACCAGAGAGAAGTACATTAGCATCTCCCCAATTAACATAGGGATTATCGTCCATTTGCACTTCAACCACTTTAACATTCGTATCCTCTTTTGCTGCCAAGTACAGCTCATCATAAATCCAGGATGACATACCATCTACAGGGGTCATAGTAATCCAGAAACTTCCACTTGTATCAAGGAGCCGTTGCAAACACTCAATGTACACATCACGTGGCGGTTCCTCATCGAACCATATGAAATGTCTACTGGTACCAGCGAATTTATCAACATCTTGATCCATTGACATAAATTCAAGAGTGCTTCCATTGGTCAGAGTGAGAATTCTAGTTTCTTTGCTGAACGCTTTCTCCCAAGATCCACCTAATAGTTCACTAGCTGGCATCCATCTGGCAATTTCAGGCTTGACAATTTTCTCAACTCCGTTAACGAAGTCGACAGATACACAACGTCCACGTACAGGCGGCGAAGGGGTTTGTATATACGGGTGTTTACCTGTAAGCCACATAACGGCTTCAGTTGCTCCACCAACTGTTTTTCCAGATCGGTTACCTCCAAGGAACAACCGCTTGTGGGCAATTGAACCATGAAACTCAATTTGCTTTTCATGCGGCTTATATCCATATAAATTAGGCCTTAGAACCTGGGCACGAAGCCCCTCTGTTAGAGTCCGTAATGCAGTTCTAGTATCCTTGATCTTAGATTGCTTAGGGCTAGGCACTAGTCATCCACCAAGATTAATATTCCTCGTTTATCATTTCCACTACCTGTAATACCGCCCAAAGAAACTAAACGCTTCATATCTGCATAAGCTCCAGAAACTCCATCACTACGACCAGCAAGAGGTACAAGGTGAGCATGGGAGGGATTGGTTAAATCACCACTTGCGCCAGAAACACCGTCTGATTGTGCAGCTAAACTAACTGCCGGGCCAAAAATCCAGTTAGTGTTATTTCCATTATTAACTCCACCAGGAGTAGCCTGGAAAATAGACTTGCTCGCCCTTATATCTTTAACACTAACATACTGCGAAATTTGTGGAAGTAGACTGCGAAGCATAGCTTGAGTTCCAGCTAAAGAACTACTGATCGCTATAAGATTACCTGCTGTACCATTAACATTCCAATTAACAACAGTAATACTATTTCCAATAGTAAACTGTAAAGTTTTAACCCCACCACTAACATTAAGTGTTGTAATAGTGATATTATTTGCAGTAATAGTTAAACTACCAGCGGATGCAGCTACATTGTATGTGACACTATCATATACTAACCCAGGAGGCCCTAAAATTAGTACTCTAGCACTAGCAGAAGCAGCAGCTACTACAATAGCTAATCCAGAAATAACAAGCCCAGTCTGAGAAGCAGATATATTCCATACATTCCCAGCAGGACCTATAAGACTAACCGTTCCGCCATTTACCCCTCTAGAGAATAATGACGAAGCAGCAAAAGATCCAGTAATTATTGTTTTGGTATTTAAATTAATGACACCAGCAGTTAAGGTAATACCTTTGCTGGACACTAAAGATAGATCATCAGATAAGGTATAATCAACACAGTTAAAAGTAATAGTTCCCGCAAACACTTTGCCAGCACTAGTAATAATTGAACCACTACGACCAGCAAACGTTAATCCGTTCGCACCAGCCAATGTCATACCTGCGGATAGTATTAATGAGCCACCAGCTTGTGCTGAACCAAAGCTCATACTAAAAGTACCAGTAAATCCAGTACAATCAATATTTCTTCCAAGACGAATCATATCTGTAACATATGTACCAACAGCAGAAAGAGCGTTTAAGAAAACATCGTCTTGTGGAAGAGGAACACTAGCTCCACCTGCACCACCGGATGTAGCACTCCAAACAGCAGTATTTGACCAGTTACCTGCAACTACAGCATAACGAGTTACTGGTGCAGTAAAACCAGTAATACCTGTATTACCACCCTCGTCCCCCACAGTGCCTGTTAAGTTCCAGTTAGCAGCACCAGCAGCACTAATATCCCCAATATTCACGTTACTAAAAGCAATTGCTGCTGCTGTAATAGTTCTAGGTACACCTGTAACGTTAGATGCTACTCGTATACGGTTTACAATACTATTACCAGTAGCAGTTAGGATGCCCGTAATAGTACAATCCCTATTAAAAATAATTGCACTATTTTTATTAGCAATACTAGGATAGTTAATATCCTTTACATCAGATACATCTATAGCAACACTACCACCTGTTGCCCCCGTCATAGTAATGGACATGCCGTTTAAACCTTGACCAACAGGCATACTTATAGTAGCAGAAGCAACTATCCTAAGTTCTGCCGTATTAGCGGCCATAGTTAAACCAGCATTACTGCAAACCCATATAGCTCCAGAACTGCTAGCAGTAAAAATGCTAGATCCAGCAATAAGCGTCCTAACGCCTGCTTGAGAAAAAAATGCTGAAAAATTAACTGCTTGATTGTTAGTATCTAAAGTTCCATTAGAAAGGGATAAACTTGAAGAAGTAAAAGTATCTTGAAAAACCCACTTACCACCAGCACCAGTAAACAGTGTAGAACCTACTGTCTTTCCAGCAAATGTAAGGGGCCACCCAACTCCCCCATTATCAGATGTAGATACAAAAAACAAAAATGCAGTAGTAGCAGTCCACCCCATGCCAGCTACTAACTTAAAAGCACCGCCAGTAGCATCCCCTATAGACAATTGAGATGCACCAGAAACTGTACCCACCATCCCAGTCATATCGAATGATCGACAAACAGCAGCTACGTTAAGTATTAAGTTACCAGAACTAGCAGTCGCTACAACATCATCAGCACTAGTAGGGACAGCAACCTCTACCCAAGAGGCAGTATCATTCCAGTTTCTTGTCCCACCGCTTGGTGATATTGTACGAGTAGCCATATCAGTCCTGTGTTACAACCAAAGAACCAACATCAAAATAAGCTGTATCCCCATTAAGTACTGGCTTAGGTGTATTTAAAGGTCCCCAATAAACGTTGTTTCCTGCACTAGCTGCATCAAAAACTCCAAAATAACCTATGTTTGCTGCGGCGTTCCAATCAGCCGTAGCCATAGGAAAAGTAACTGCTGCTGTATTAAGAGTAAGGGCAGGACTAGTATTAATAGCAGCATCCCACCCTGAACCAGCCCTATTAACAGCTACCCTGGCATAACTACCTGTTGCAGGTAATTCTGTAAAACTACCATCTGATGCTACAGTTCCCAAGCCCACCCAAAGGTTTGAAATATCTAATCCCATAGGTAATGTAGCTGAGGCTCCGACATTTCTAAAAATAAGATCTAAGAATTTCTTCTCATAAACGTCACTCATAGATCCCATTTTTAGTACACCTCTTCAAAGGTGTAATTAAAACATATAGGGTAAGCTTGACTCAAGTTTACAATCAAAGCTTCACCCTTCGCCCCATCTAACAAATCTCTATGAGAAAACGCACCTGGATTGCCCAAGTTCCAAATGTATTTAACCCTACTGCCGAGTTTCACAATTGCTAAATTCTCCCCAGTATTACCTTGGGAAGCACTCATTCCAATCCAAAAAATTCTAAGCCTAGCTCCTGCACCTGGAGTAATTACGACGTTATCTCCGGCAGTATTTAAAACAACTGCGGTAGGTTCTCCTTGAAAAGAAGATACTAACGTTCCCACATCAATGACTTATAGGAATAGTCAAAATAATAATATCCCTGTCACCACCCTGATTGACAGGAACACCAGAAGGACCAGATCGAATCTTAATAAAACAATTGCCAATTATAATAGCAGTAGAAAGAAAAGTAGCTTGACCTGCGGCACCGTCTAGCGCCAATGCAGTACCGACACCAGAACCAGGATCAGTAAATACTTCTCCAAAGGTTCCACCACTAACGTCCCCTACCTGAAGAGATAAGTCAGCAGCAGTCCAAACAGCAGGATAAATAATTCCAAGCAATCTCTGATTACGTAAATCAATCTCTCCAGAGAGAGATGCGCCGTTTAAAATTTTAGCTCTAGCACTCATCAGTACCTCAAAGTTTTTCCTACAGGGTAGTCTCTATTATAGAGGCTGGCCGATGATTCTGAACAAAACTACTAGAACGATCACGAACAGTAGCAAGTAAAAAAGAAGGTACAGCGGATCACGAGGCATCTCACTTCTTACCTGCGTCTTCCTTCTTTTCAAACGGAGCTGACTCTGTAGCCTCTTCAGCTGCACTACCCTCTACTAGCTTCTTTCCCTTACTAAGCTTCCTCTTCGCTGCCTTCTGAAATTGCGGCGGCATCGGCATTTCCCGTAGTTCCTCTCTTCCACCAAGGCTCAAACTTAAGTAGGTCACCTACCCTAGGAAACGTACCAGTAAAAGTAACTGCCCTATCGTCCAATGTAAGGAAAGCAATTGGCTTTATGCAAGTTACTTCCATCTCTGGAAACCTATTAACTCTAAGCCAAGCCTTTATTTTAATCTTGTTAGCTTCCTCGTGGCACCTTGAAGAATAAACCACAAGTGTGAAGTGTGTCTGAGCTTTCTTACAGAAACGTACAGCACCCTCTACAGGTAAGTCTCCAGCAATATCTTCTGACCACTTAGTATACGAATGTAGCACTCCATCAAAGTCCAAGCACAGAGTTGGCTTGTACGCCACTAAAAGCCCTTCTGCAATTTCCTAACGGCTGCGTTCTGAAACCGTCCTACTTTCTGTGAAGCAGAAGGGTCAGGCTTATCACCTAGGTGTCCACGAGTTCCCCCAGCGTTAGTTACCTGCTTCTTAACCCAAGGTAGTTCTTCCTTAGGTTTAGAAGAACTAATCAACTTAGGGCTAGTAGGAGGAGTCTGCTCAGATCTAGGCACGCTAACTCATCTCACCCTCAACCACTACAGCTACAGCATGAGCAGCAGCAATCCAAGCCTGTTTAAGATCTTCCTGCTGTTCGTCCCAAGTAGGCATAGGGTCACCACTAAAGACTTTCCAATCCCTACAGTCTCCGTAAGCAGTATAAGCTACTTGAGCCAACGCTTCGTCACTCATTTAATTTCCTTTGTGAGTTCCCTCTACAGCCTGTTCTTCACGTCTAGCAGTCCTTCTGTTCAGAATACTTAGGGCTGCTTCCAAGTGACTAATAGCTTGTGCGTTTTCCACGCAATTAAACTTACTTTCTTGGTAATGCTCAATACGCTGCTTAGCAGCAGCAATAACTGTCTCTACAAAAGCTCCGTTGGGCTCAATACGTTCTGCACCTCTACCAAGCGGCCCGTTCTGCCATTCAATATGAAGCCCTGTACCAGTAACAAACCCGCCAGCAGGGTTCCAAGAGTTGTCTAGAAAGTTCTTAGCTTCAAATTCAGCTAGCATCCAAGTATTCCTTACAGTAGTGAACTAAGTCGGCTAGCTTACTTTCATCCTGAGTTACAACAGTTACTTCACAGCCTGAACCCCAAACGTGAGCCGTGTACTGTACTGCTGTAGGTGGTCTACCCGGCTCACAGGGTTCATCGTAGTACTTACGTTCTTCTACCTCGCCTGTAGGGTCTAGCACTTCTCTATCCATGTATAGCTCATGAACTTCTTCCACTACTCTGCCAGTCCACTACGAACAATGCTAATAGCCTCGTTACTAGCGTCTCCGTTGCACTTCTGCCCCACGAATAGAGTCTCTGCAATGTCTACAGCACGTTCGACCTCATGTGGCCTTACTCCACGACCAAGTTGATTCTCCCTCTCAATATTACTACGAAGAATCTTTCCCTTGAGTTCTCTATCACTAATCATTCTATACACTCCAGGTGTTGATCTATGATCAAGCAACTTCTTCTGCGTCAATAATGTTATCCAACTCGTTAGCAATAGCGTTAATTACCGCAGGGTCTTTCACGTGACGTGAAATAGTTTCAATCACTTGAACTAGTACAGACTCAATGTTAATGTTAATGTTAAGCTCAGGGCGGTAAATCCCCCGCATTCTAAAAAAGAGTTCTAACGACTTGTTGTCCCCAGCCTTAACGTTGTTGATGAGAGATTTGTAGGCATGAAAATCACTAGAGGAGAATAGAGCTTCGCCTCTTTTGCGAAGGAATTCAACAAAAGCAGGCTGACGGAGCCAAGCGTGGTACTGTTGGGACGAGACTTGGATGTAAGCAAGCTTCTCCCTTTCCGAGCGCTTATCATGCAAGTTCAGCATCAAGTTAGCGCAAATAATCTGCTTCGCAGAAAGGGCTCGTGACTCCTGAATCAACTTCCCTACAGTAACCAGCCCTTCCGTATCAATACCGCGAGCAGCGAGTTGTGTTCTAAACGTCTCGTTCGCGTACGCCTTCGATACGAACTCTCTTCTTGTAGACAAATCCTCCGAAACTCTCTCTGGAGTTGGGCAGAGTCCAGTCTCCCAGAATACCTGTTCGACATAGTTAAGGACCCTCACTTCCATAGAAGTAAGCTGCTTAGCTAGTTCTACAGTAGCGGGGTCCGGGCTACTTTCTACAGTTTCGTGAAGCCACTCGCCTAAGTCAAACTCGTCCATTCTAGCCTCACGTAGAAGTTAAAAACCCTACATCCCTTAAGGACGGGGGGTCAAGTAAGGGTCAAGGGTGCTTGCCCTGGGGGCTGCTGTCAGGGTACCCTATATAGCAGCATAGGTCAAGGGTTTTCTGGGGCCGGTATCGTAGAAGTAAGGGTTTAATAGTGGAAGAATTGGAGTAATTTGTAGTAATTGTAATTCAAGAAAAGATACTAGTAAAACGAGGGAAAAAGTTGGGGGAGTTAACATTATTGGCATACCCGTACCCTTGTCTACTAGACCGATCGACTTAATAGACAATGCCCACACTGAATGAGCAGTCAGTCAGTGAGTCAGCGTCAACGTTGATGTTGACCAAATGAATGACCATTCACTCAAGCCCGGAGCCGAGAGTGCATACCTATGCATAGAAATTCAATATCATTAATCGGCACAGACCCACATCCTGTGTTATGCTCTTGTTGTTGGGCAGGGAAGTGCGATCGGGACGGCTTATAAACCGGGTTCGGAGAAATTGCACGGTGCGGAGCGGTACCACTGGAGGTGCGCCTCTAAGTAACCACGAAGGTTCGAATCCTTCCCCTGCCACTGTAATCAATACTTCGAAAGGGCTAGCTGTGATGCTTCCTAACATAACCATCAGCCTGATAGAGCGAACCATTGACAATCTCTGGGGAGATGGTGCCGACTGGCATAACGAACTTAAAGCAGAAGGTATGCCCGATTCTCCGGAGCTGACAAAGCTTCTAGCCTATATACTGTATCTTGAAGAGATTCGCTTTGCACTTTGGTATAACTGCGAGTAGTTGCTTGACTCTAGCTCTCAAGTGTGGTATCTTGAGAGTGTGAGCCAGGTCACTACTAGGAAAGGGCAAACACTATGACTACGAATGGCTTGTCTGCTGGTGATAAGGTTATTGATTTCAGAGGAGAGCAGAGGGGTACTGTTACTGCCATCTATACCGATCGGGCCCCTAAGTCTGACAGGGTGGTAGTCAACGGACGTGAGTACTACTGTACCGTTTGGTCTAAGATCTAATGTCTATCTATTGGTGTAAGCGTAGCGACGTGATGGCAGGTAGTGTGCTTGAGGCTAAGGACCGTGACTCGGGCATGACGTTCACCATCACCAACAAGTACACTCACTACCAGCTTAAGGTGAAGGGTATGCTGTATGGTGATGTCATCCCCTTTAACGAGACTTGGGACTACAAGACGGTTGGTGCATGCAAATCCTTCGTAACCAGACATTTCGGTCGCTGATCGCTCACTAGGTCTTGCATTAACGGTTGCGCTCTGGTATCGTGGGTTCTAGAGCGTTTCCGCTAGTACAATACCGTACTACGTCTACAGCAGGAGGCTAGTGTGTTCGAAGTCTTTAATTACAAAACCGGCGAGACTCTCGGTTACACTGATGATGAGAGGATAGCTAAGCTTTATACCGTGCTTAGAATCTCCTCTGATTACATCAACGCAGATGAGGAGGAATCCTGCTAGATTGGAGGTAATCCTCACTTCTAGGCACGTTTGGCGAGATTTTACTTCGATTTCGTCCATTTGAAAAAAACGTGGTACCCGGGGGGACCCCCCTATAGGGGGGGGGTCCACCACCCTAAGAGGTACCCTGAAGCCTCGATACATCGACCCTTTACACACCCCCTCTGACCTGCTATTATGTACACAGAGGTGAAGGGAGTGTCTATAACGCAACACACCTCCTGTGGCTCCTGTTACTGGAGAGCGGATACTAGTAACACAGGATTACACAGAAATTAGCTTGACTTCACTTCCTACACATGCTAAGCTTACACTACCAACCAAACAGAAAGGGCAAACATAATGACTGATCTTAGCAACGCTAATGACAACAATGATGCTGACTCTGTAACTCCCGAGGACGCAGAACAGGCATCAGAGTTCGACCTTCGTTCTCTCGGCATTGATCCAATGAACACCCCCCTCTCTGACCTGCTTAAGATCTACCGAGAGCAGGCGGAGATTTGTCAGGACTACGCTCGTAAGCAGAAGGATGGTACTACCGACCCTTCTTCTGTAGAGGGTGCTATCAAGTCAGACGTTACCAAATACCTTAAGGGTGAGGCTCCTGAGGACATCAAGCAGACTGTAAGTGATTGGCGTACTCTTGGTACTAACCTCACTGAGAAGGTCTTTCATTACCTGACTAGTGACCCACGTAACGCTAACCTCGTTACCAGTGCTGTTCTGCTTGACGAACTCCGTAACTGTGTGTCACTGATGGAAGACGAATACAACTACCACTATCAGGCTGCTGTTCAAGCAGTCAAAGACGCAAAGGGAATCAAGTCAACCCCATCAGAAACTGCTATTCGGGCTAAGCTTGCTTGCATCAAGCTTAAGGGTACTAAGCCCGGAGAAGGGCTCATCAACGCTCGAATCAACATGGCAAGAGCGATGGGAGAGGAGGATAGCATTCCTTCCGACCTGTATAAGACAGGTGGTGAGCGAAACGTATTCAATACCGACGTGTTCCCTCGTCTTCCTCGTTTGGACGTTGAAGGTACCATTAGTACGAACAGTACTCACCTCATCTTCCGTTTTGCAAAGCACGGCGAAACAGAGCAGGCTATTGCTATAGACTGTACTGAGACTACGCTTAACGACGTAGCCCATAACGTTGTCTCGTCTGGTGCTTACCGAGTGACAGGTAAGCAGATTGAGAAGGACCTGAAGAAGGCAGGTCACGGTATTGGGGCGACTGAGACCGAATGGAAGCTCGAATACAAGACCGGCACACTGTACGGTAAGAAGGTTTAGTGATTCATTCTCTGCTCTAGTCAATAGGGCAGGGAATGAGTTCCTAACTCAATAAGGTCAAATCGGTCGCGTTCCAGCGTTCCATCAGGAAGGGCTAACATGCCGCTCGAAATGCTTGCACTTGCCGCTAACTACGCTTCTTCTAACCCTAGAGTCAATGAGATGGTGATTAAGTACAACTACTTCCCTGCTTTAGAAGGGTATGCGGCAGGATGGTACATTGATGCTGTTAGTTACTTTGGTGATAACGGTATCGTCGAATACTTTATTTAGTTGCTTGACTTTTCTACTACACTCCTGTAGAGTAGTAGTTAAGCCAACTAACTGAAAGGGCAAAGTAATGGAGCAGTCACAGAACTACGAGGACAATAACCCGACTTTCCTGTCTAGGGGCTTTAGTCAGGAGTACAAAGATACTCAAACTGTAGAGTCTATCCGCAAGCTACTTTCTCAATACGATGCGGGGCTTATTACCGCAAGTGACGCAATGCGCTTTCTCTTCGGTGATAACCTCAAGTGAACACTAGAGATACGTGGAAAGAGATTGACAGACTGTATTACGAACAGTCTAAGCGTAAGCCCGTACTTCGTGCTAAGCTTACTCGAAAGGTTAAGTAAATGGCTACAAAGGGCAACGTCCCTAACAGTGTGAACACTACAGAGTTTAGAGCTAAGAAGAATAACAACAAAAGTAAGTTCTTAGCAACTTGTAGGGATTGTGGTTGGACTAGTGGGAAAGTTAGTAGAGTGGGCAAAGCTTATAAACTTTTAGATAGTCACAAAGTTTTGAAAGGGTGTAAGTGATATGAAGCATATTGATAAGATCCTTAGTTTGATTGATAAGGTTTTACCTGTAGAGGATGATAAGGCATTGGTCTACCCTTGTAGTGAATGCAATACCAGAGAAGCGTATATTCTTATTCAGGGTCCTAACCTTCAAGAGCTATGTACTGAGTGCTATGAGTGGCTATATGGTTGTGTATGGGAAGCGCCTGTATGAGAGGCTACGAACATCCTAACGTCTGGCAGATAGGCAGATGCTATTCCTGCAATTGGGAGAGAGGTAAGGGCAAGCGTACTCAAGTAATGTATGGAAACATCTGTCAGTATTGTATAGCTTACGCAGTTGGTACATTTTGGGGAACAAATAAGTACAGGTAGTTAGTTGCAATAGGGTTCTACCCTACAGTGTAGGATAGTTCCTTATAACAACTAAACGAAAGGGTAAGTACAATGTCTGATACTCAAACTCGAATGTGTGTTATGACTGGCAAGCTTTGTCCTAGTCATACTCTCTATCATCTTGAGATTGTTGCTGTGATTCTACTCATCATAGTTCTATGCGCAGCGCTTTGGAAAGTCCTGTCAAAGTAGTTTAGTGAATTTTCGGTCGCGATTTGTCCGTTTTGTGCTAGGGAGGCTTGAATGGGATTGCCTAAAATTCATTCACTAACTGATACTGATATTAAGATTCTGTTATCCTTAGTTAAAAGACAGACCTTAGAAGAAGTAGCATTATCTAGTGGAGTACCATTCAGTTACTGTCAGACTAGACTTAGATACCTCAAGAAGAAAAGATATATTGATTCTGTAGATAAGAGTGGACAAGCTTTTATCTATCAGACTTGCAGACTTCCAGAAACTGAACCCTTATTTACAATTGTAGATAATACAAACTCACAAACTAAGAATGTCTACAGGATTCCGTATTTTTATGGCAAAACTTTAACTTTCGGTGAGGCATTTAGTTGGGTTAATGAACAAAACAGTGCAAATAATACAAAACAAAGTTTATTGCAAGTAATTAAGTGGTCATTAGCAGTAATTAAAAACCGCTCTCATCGTAAATTTATTGGAGAGCAGTTCTCTCAACATCCTGATGAAGAGAGAATGAGAGAAGAATTAGGTAAGTATATTGCTATGACAGAAAGAGAACTAAAATTAGCCAAAGAGTTATATGATACAAAGTTTCTCTGGTCTGGTCACGAAAACATATGGTCTATTATCTCAGAGGGGGAGCCTACGGAAACCGTTCTAAAAGCCTACAAAGAAGCAGGAGCATTTGTTAAGTGATTACTGAAACTGAGATAAGGGATATTCTTAAAATTGTTCGGCAACTTGAAAGAGTATTAGAGCAAGCTTTGCGTAGTGAAGTAGAAAAGAATGAAGATAGAGTTAGAAAGCAGTTAGAAGCTAGCGGTATTAGTATAGATTCTGATTCTACAGAATTAACTGAACTAGAATCAACAGACGCTTTTGAACTTTAGCCACTAAGCCAAAAAATCCCTCTTGACTTCTGGTTCGGAGTGTGCTACAATAGCACTATCAGAAAGGGCCAAGCGAATGCGACACATCTGTCGGGCATTACTACTGTTCATTGGTTACAGCTTGCTTATTCAACCGACTCATGCTATCATTCGTGAATGCGAATCTGGTTGGGCTTGTAGCAGAACGGAGATAGGTAATGCACTTACCCTCAATCACTCCTGAGATGGTGCAAAAGGCAATGACCTATGTTTGGTCTACAGCTAACGTTTGCTGGCAAGCTAACTTTACAGCAGACTGTAGTGAACTTCTGAAAGAGTACGATTACCTCTCGCATTACATGACAGCCGATCAAGTCTACAAGATCCTAGATAAGGTGTGATGATGAGCGTCCGTTGGACTGATAAGCAGCTTAGACTTATTGAGAAGCTAAGCGCTGGGATGGATAAGTTTCGGAAAGATTTAGATAATTCAGGATTGAATGATGATATCTTCGATGCTTTCGAGGATAAAGTTCCTGGTGATTTGATTGCTGCTCATTCCCAGATAATGGAGGGTATGAGTAAGATTTGTCGAATGGTTGAATTCCAGAAGATGATTAGAAAGCCAGTGTCCGATGGAAGCATTTAGTTTTGATGACTTCGATGACATAGTTGCTGAGACTGTAGAGCCTACAGTGGACTGGTTAGAGGCTGAAGTAGATAAGCAGGCTGATATGGCTAATCCTCCAGTGGAGATTGTTTCGGTCACAATTGTAAGTGATCCACGTGAGGAAGAGTTGCTCGAACTTATTAAAAAGGTCGATGCTCTTAGGGCGAAGGTCGATCATTTTGATAGCGAGGTAACTAATCCTCTTCAGTCTGAGCTTACTAAGATTCATAGTGAGCAAGAGCATTCTCGTAAGGTCTTTCAGCAATTGATGGATGAACTTAACAAGCAGTATGCTGAGCGTCAGCGTGAGCTTTATAGGGCTAGGGACGAAAGACGTACTTTGCAGTTTGAGCTTGATCGTATGCAGCGGGAACACTCTAATCTGCTTAAGTCTATGCAGACTGAGAAAGTGCTTAAGGAGATTGAAGATAAGATTGATATGCTTATCGTCTCTGCTCCCTGGGGTATGGATGCTAGATCATACCAGCTTATTGACTTGAAGTACATGCTGGCAGCATTTGAAACTGGTAAGTCTGGAGTACTTAATGCCAACGATATGGGTTTGGGTAAGACCTTTGAATCAATCATGCTTGATTATTGTCTCCAGCATTTGTTTCCAGCCAAGTATGACAGAATGCCTTTGGTTCTTTGGGTCACTACACCCTCGCTCATTAAGCAGACAGTTCGTGAAATTAAGCGATGGAACCCTGGCCGAAAGGTTATTCCTGTAGAAGGTAGTTGGAATCGGCAGGCTCGGGAATGGGCCACCACTATGGCTATTGATGAACTTGCCTTGGTAGTGGTAAACTATGAGCAGATGAACACAAACGATGTACTCATGAACACTAAATGGGATGTTATCTTTGCGGATGAGGTGAGTAAGCTTAAGGGTGGTGCTAATCCTAAGCCTACTAAGGTTTGGGAAAACATGCGAGGACTTCTTTGGGAGCTTGATGCAAAAGGCAATTATAAAGACCCGTATGATCCAACACCTAGAGCCAAGTTTTTCGTACCGCTCTCAGGTACGCCAATTCAAAATAAGCCAGGTGATATGTGGGCGTATTTGCATCTCTTTATGCCTAACAAGTTCCCCAAGCTTAAGAACTTTGAACGTGAATATGCGTATGGTTGGCCCGAGATTAAGGTCAATTTTGAGCGAATGATTAATGTAATGTCGGATCAGGTTATCCGCCGCAGTAAGAAGGACGAGCTAAAGGATCTGCCTGATAAGATTCGTGAACTTCGTGAGTGCGATATGACTACTAATCAGCGCAAGCTTTACGAAGAGATGCGAGATAACTTCTTCACTTGGCTGGACACTAAGAATGAAGCTCCGCTTAAAGCTAGTGTAGTAATTGAATGGATCATTCGTCTGTGGGAATTGGCACTTGATCCTTCCATCATTAAGATCTTTGATGCTGAGATGAATGAGATTCCTACAGAGTGTAAGGAATCTGGTGTCATTGATGAGGCTATGGAAATTCTTGAGCAAGAGCTTGCTGGTGGAGAGAAGGTAGTAGTGTGGAGTAGTTGGTTTAATCAGCCTCTCTTTACTATGAAGGATCGTATCGAAAAGGAACTTGGAGTTAAGTGTGCGCTGTATACTGGAGAGCAGAGTACTACTCAGCGAGATGATGCTGTAGTGTCTTTCCAGTCTGAGGATGAGGGATCAGTTCAGGTCCTGCTTTGTAACATGAAGGCAGCAGGGTACGGACTTAACCTACAGAACAGTAGTGTTGCTATCTTCCTCGATAGATGGTGGAATCCCGCAGTACAGGTTCAGGCAGAAGACCGTCAGCATAGGATGGGGCAGAAGAACTCTGTTACTATTCATCAGATGCATGCTACTGACTCAGTGTATGATTTCATCAAGTCTAAGTTTGACAGTAAGGAGGAGATGGCTGAGTCTATCATGGAGTCTAAGAAGTTCCGTAAGTCTTCCGATTGGAAGCGTGACCTTGAGGGATTGATCTAATGGAAGATATCTATATCTGTGCCCATTGTGGTAGCATAAGAGACTCAAGAGATATGATTGCAGTTGAGCCCACAGATAATGAAGATAGTAGACTTTGGTTCTGTACTTGGAATTGCGTAGGAGATTATGCAATCTCTACTGCAATACAGGATACAGACTAATGCCACCTACATATCAGTTTGAGTTAGGATGTAAAGAGCATAAGCTTAGTCTTCATGGTACTCCGCTACTAACTCCACTAGGTAGTTGTTGGGAACTAGGTCTATCAGCTATGTACTGTCCTGAAGGCGGTAATACCTGCTCTAATGAGTGGTACTATGTTGATATATCATTTGATGAAGATATCAATGAGGAGTTTAAGTAATGCCTCCCATCTGTCCTAGATGCTTGCAATATGATTGGCTTACTACCCCCGATCTACATGAATCAGCTAGGGATAAGGGGTATAAACCAATCATCTGCGAGAACTGTGGTTGGGAAGGTGAGGCAGACGACTTAGGAGAAGGTGATAGTGCCAATCCGGATTGAATTCGAACACATACCACATCCCTTCAAGCTATGTCTACAGTGTAATGATGCACTTGGTTCTGAGTGCGTTACACTAGATCCAGGCAATCCACATATGCGTAAGGTCTATGCCTGTAGGGATTGCTTTGGTGGGCTGTTGCATGAACTAGGTGATGGTATCATGCGAATGATTAAGAACCAAGAAGAACAGGAAAAGGGCGATGAAAATTAGTGCTGAGTACATCATAGTAATTAATCAAGAAGACGCACATAGGCTAGTAATTCTTATGAAGTTGTGTACTAATAATGATGCACTCTCCAAAACACTAGAAACACATCTTAAAGTATTTGCTGCTACGCTAGGTGAGACTCTTGAGGGAATGGGCGCATGAAGTGTGAAGTGTGTGGTAGTGATAGAATGCTGAAAGGTCCTGCTCATTCCCCTAGTGAGACTACCTGTCTTGATTGTGGTAGTCAATTCAATAGGGAAGTACGCACTATACCTAAGCCCGAAGCTGTTAGGTCGCAATTGCCTGAGTTTCCGGCTGAAGGTTTTGATACGCCAGAAGCAGCTATGGCTCATCTGGCTAAATTGAAGGAAGCAGCTAAAGCTTTAGGTAAGCCCACTGTAGGAACAGAAGATAGAATCAATAAGCCTAAGCGTAAGGTTCACCCTACTAGTGACTACCCTGTAGAGCTTGTTATGGCAGAACTCCACTATTATCAGCGAAAGGGCGAAGGTTTTCCTCAGGTTTTATCTACAGCAAAGGGCGAGCGAGGAGTTCGTAACGAAAATGTGCTTATCTTTGTGCATAATCATCATCCCGATCAATCTTGCACCAATAGCTGCCGTGAGGTAATTGAGAATGGATGAACTGCCTGAATCCCATAAAGAAGGGCATCTCTCAGTAGAGAATTTAGACATAATCATGAGTATGGGACCTAGTTTACAACAATGCGATTTTGGTTTGCAGATAGCCCGGGATGGTAGAGTGTGGGTATGCGTCAATGGAATTGCTTTCCTGAGGTTTAAGCCTAATGATAGATAACATATGTGCTGTTTGTTTCAGGAGAATCTCTGCTCATACAGTTAGAGAGGTAGCAATATGTCAAGAGAAGTTTGGTTATGTTGAACTCGAACGCACCGCCAATAAGCTATGTGTATCATGCGGTTGTCCTTCCGATCTTCTTGATCCTTGTACTAATGAATTCTATTGTAATGGATGTCTTATGTGGCAAACTCAGCTCAACGATGAAGGATCTCAGGGTGACTAAAGATGATGAGCGCATACGTGACAAACGATCTACCGGACGTAAACGCGGTAGAGCAGTTCTTATTAAACTTACCATCGCTGGTGAAAGAGATTACATCTGTGCTAATTGCGGGGCCATACCGAATAAGGGATTTGAGGAATCTTCTAGGTCCGGCGGATTGGATTGTCAGCATATCAACAAAAACATCATGGACTGTGACCCTGCTAATCTTAAATGGCTCTGTAGAATCTGTCACTATGCGGAAGACAGAGCCACTGATAAAGGGGTTTCTACCCTAGGGGGTGATGAATTCGGTTATGGAATATAGTCTTACACCTACAGGGTACAGACAGTGCATGCTTAGTAAAACATACGTGTACCATTTACCTAAGAGACACTCCAATAAAGCTTTGTGTGGAAGAATAATATCTCACAACTTAATAGCTCCAATAGAGCCGCTCTACAAAGGAATACTTTGTGAGCAATGCAAATCCCAAAGCCTTTTGTGAATGTAAGTTTAAAGCTAATGAATTCTACGGTTTAATAGGTGCTGGTGAGACAAAGGGCCGACCCGGTATCCAATACGTTCACACCTGTGGTCGACCGACTGAGATGGTTTGGCGTGGCTGGCTCAGGAAGTGTGCGACCTGCTGGGGGCTTTTCTCATCCCCCTGGTCTGTCCTGTGCAAGACCTGTCATATGGAGGAGTGTGGCGCAGGTGCCACATTCCACGGTTGGGCATGGGCACGAATGGAAGATGAGAAATATCGCAGGAAATTGCTTGACGCAGGAGCCCGATTGCGGTACGATACAGAGGTCGGGGCGAGCCATGCCCGCAGCGACCCGCCCCATTAGCAAAACTACCCGATTAACAAACTAAAAGAGAAAGAGCAAACTACAATGAGTGTTACTGAAGCTTCCCCCATGAATGACCCGCAGGTTCTTAGTATGCTGGATAACCTCCGCCAGCTTTCTACTCAGATCAAGGCTATTGATGCCGAACTCGGTGTTGATGCTACCGGCCCTATTGCACAGCGTAACAAGATTGCTAGTCAGTACATTGAGCAGTATGGTACAGCACCTGAGTTTCAGGGTTTTCTTGACAAGATTGATGGTTATCTTGGAGGTATGAAGGACAAGCCGGAACTCCTGTCTGCTGTGTTTGTTGCACTTAACGATCGTATCTCCAAGAACTTTGGTAAGATCGTTAAGGACCAGCTTGACGCCGAAGTTGCTAAGCTCCCTAAGACTGAAGCTCCTACTATTAGTGACGAGCGCAAGACTGCTCTTGCTAACGAGCGTACCAAGAAGGTTGGTATCTTCAAGGCTCAGAAGGAGATGCTTAAGTTCTACGATGTCCTTACTCTGCCTACTGATATTGAAGAGCCGCCTGTTCGTAGGGGTTCTATTGGTCCTCGTGGCGCTCAGTTCACTAAGACCTATCAGTACTACCTTGACGGTAAGCTTCAGCAGCTTACTGACACTGATGGCGTTAAGTCTGATGCTACTCTCAGTAACATTGCCACGAAGCTCAAGAAGGAACTTAACTGGACCACGAAGGATCTTCGTGACAAGATCATGGCTCACCTTAACGTGACGGCTAACTCTAACAACGAAGTTGATCTGCCTGACACCTGGGAATTCCCCTTCCCGGCTCCGGTTAACAAGACGCTTCGTGCAGTCGTTACTACTACCCCTAGTGTCGATGAGTCAGACGACGGTGATGAAACCACTAACGGAACTGACGCTACTGACACTGGCGAAGATATGTTTGCCTCAGCTTGATTTGTAGGGCCGTAAGAGCTTCCCCAGCTAGTAGGTCCTACAGCGAGTTGGTAGTGCCCGGCTAAACAGGGAACTACACATTATTGGATCTACAGTGAGTAGTCGAGCCCGATCGCTCCGAGAGACACGGCTGCACTCGGCACTGTAGATCCAACTAAACCGTCACTCATGGGGTCAACTATGCGGTAAGGAGAGAGCGGGCGTGAAGCATGGAATCCCAATATTAGTCCGCACTCACCCCACCCTGCGGAGTGGAGTAATAGAAACTCACTAGCTTCATCAGCTAGAGTACCTAGTGCAATTCTAGGCTCCGCAACTGGGAAGAGATAAGAACAAGTAGAAGAAGATTCTAGATTAACTTCTATGTATGGCTTATCTCTTCCCGCATTTCTCTGTTACAGGAGCGGGTGCATAGACGCCGTGTCAGTGTGCAAACTCGGGTTGAGTCGAGACAGCTCTCGAAGAATTAATGGCTGTAGGGTCCTGTAACAGAGTTTCTCCTAGGGTGGGGTTAATGCCCTTTCACCATCCTAGGGTGGGGGAGTTGAGCGCAGCTACCATCCCACGATTGTAACTGCGATCCTCCCCCAGTATTTATGGAATACTGTATGATTCACGACCTACTGTATGACGATACACTTTGCCCAGTCTGCCACTTGACAGATGTAGAGCGAAGGTGTATACTCTGCTCAGACGTTCTCCCT